ATGGCGCGGGCGACTCCGGCGCGGTAGGATGCGGGCATAAGGAATCAGACCTCACTCGGACGGCTACCAACATCCTCGCGGGTAAGTTCGCCGCCTACGATGTCAGCACAACGCGCTATCCTGTCGCGAGGGACGCGTATCAGGACAACAGGAACGGGAAGCTGCAGGTCGACTTCAGCAACTTCGGCCTCATTGTCGAGGTACATTTCAACAGCTTCAACGGCAGCGCGCACGGCACCGAGTGTCTGTACAAGCCGTCCGGGATGAAGGCACTCGCGTCGAAGGTAGCAGCAGCGATCGCTGGCGTCGGCCTGCTCGACAGGGGAGCGAAGCAGCGCACGGATCTCGCGAACATGAACAGGTGCGCGAAGCTGGGCGTGCCGTACATCCTGATCGAGACGTGCTTCATTGACAACAAAAACGACATGAAGATCTACGAGGCGAACCTGTACAACGTATGGGACAAGGTGGCATCTGCAATCTGTAACTACTACGGCATCAAGAAGCTTGCCAGCGGCGGCGGTGATGCAGGCACGACCGGATGGGTAAAGAAGGGCAAGGACTGGTACTGCTACGAGAAGGGCATCCCTGTGAAGTCCGCATGGCGCAAAGACAGCAAGGGGTGGTGCTATCTCGGCAAGGACGGGAAGATGGCACGCAACACCTGGGCGAAGGATAAAAAGGACTGGTGCTATGTCGGCTCTGATGGTCACATGGTCACGAGTAAATGGCAAAAGGACAGCACCGGATGGTGTTATCTCGGCAAAGACGGCCACATCCTCCGGGACACATGGCTGTCTGACGGCGGCCACAGTTACTTCCTGAAGAAGGACGGACACATGGCGACCGGCAACGTCAACATCGTCGAGACATTCGACCAGCAGGGCAAGTGGAGAGGAGGCCGCCAGGCATGACAGGAGCTCTTATATCGGCAGGCGCAGCGATCCTCGTGTGCCTGATCAACAACTACTACATGGACAAACGGAGAGCAGCCAAAGCCGAGACCGAGTTCGAGGTGCTGAAAGCATCCATCACGGCCGAGATCAAGGCGCTCACCAAGGAAGTCGAAAAACACAACAACGTGATCGAGCGCGTCTATTCTTTGGAGACAAAAGCAGATGTGTTCGAAGAAAAAATGAAGGTTGCCAACCACAGGCTGGACGACCTCGAGAAAGGAGCGGCTCATGTATAAGGGTATAACACCCACATTCACGCTCACGCTGCCGGAGGACATCGACCTGTCCTTCGCGTCGCACATCTACGTGACGCTCGGCAGGAAGGGCAAAGCGATCCTGCAGAAGACTGAAGAGGATCTCGACATCGATGCGAACATCGTCAGCGTCTTCCTCAGCCAGGAAGAGACGCTCGCGCTGCCGGTCGGTGAGGTACAGATCCAAATCAACTGGACGTACCAGGAAGCAGGCGTCACGAAGCGCGCGTGCTCTGACATCGCGGTCACCTACTGGAAGGGCAACCTCGAGCCCGGGGTGCTGGCGTGAGCACGATCATTCCGGTCGTCGTACCTGTCAAAGTCAACGGTCTCGAGCAGGACATCCCGCTCAAGGTCGGCACACACGAAGACATCGCACTCGGCATGGACACGTCCGTCACGGCGAGCATCGTGCCGAGATACGACGGCCCGTACAGCGTAACACCGGCACACGAGGCGCAAGCCCTCGCAACGTCCGGAAAACTGATGACCGAAGACATCACCGTCGGGGCGATCCCGAGCAATTACGGTTTGATCACGTGGGACGGAAACACTCTCACAGTCTCTTAAGAGGAGGAAACAATGGCACAGAATGTAATTATCAACGGCGTGACGTACAGCAACGTCCCGGAGGTTGACATCCCGAAAAGCGGCGGCGGCACAGCGAAGTTCTACGACACGGCAGGGGCTACGGCTGCAGCTGGCGACATCCTCACCGGCAAGACAGCCTTCGGTGCGTCCGGATCTATCTCCGGCTCGATGGCCAATAACGGATCGACAGGCGGTACTATCGGCACGAAGGCCGGCAGCGTCACCATCCCGGCAGGGTACACGACAGGCGGCACCGTTTCTCTGACGAACGTGTCCGACTGCCTCGCGCAGAACATTTTGAGCGGCAAGAGCATCCTGGGCGTGGCTGGTTCGCTCACCATGCCGACGATCTCGCAGAACAGCACGACCAAGATCCTCAGCATCTCGTAAGGAGGTGAGGATATGGCTCAGAACATAACACTACTGGGGGCGAACTACTCGGCCGTGCCAGGTGTTCAGCTTCCAAAGACAGGCGGAGGCACGGCGCTCTTCACGGATGTCTCTCCCACAACGGCGACCGCTGCGGATGTGGCATCCGGGAAGATCTTCTTCGATGCATCCGGCGCGCAGAAGACCGGCACGAACTCAGGCGGAGGCGGTGGCGGTGCGTCGAACTTCGTGCACGGCACGTTCACGACAGAATCATCTGCCGGAGCGCACAGCATCACGATCCCGTACACAGGCAACGGGCATCCCATCGCGGCGATCGTCGTCATCGATGGCGGCGCGTACAACTCAGCGTACTCGCACTGGTACACCAGCGTGCAGCGGTATGCTGTCGGTCAGTGGACGATGACAAAGTCCGTCATGAGTAGCACGCCGACATACACCACAAGTGGCACGCAGAATCAGGGCGTGACCACGGCGATCTACAAGAACAGCACGTCGACCTCAACATCGTACTCAAGAACCAGCGGGATGAATACCAATGTGTTTTCATCTTCCAACGCTGCCAACGCTGCGGTAACCTGTGTTCGCTTCAGAAGCGACACAACGTTGTCCTACTACGTCAACACATCGTCCTACGGGCTGCTGCCTGATACGGACTACGAATACTTCATCGTGTACTCTGAATAGGAGGCTATTACATGAACAGATATAACTGGAAGCAGTGGCTGCGGGCGGCGCTGATCCGTATGGTCAAGACTATGGCACAGACGGCCGTCGCTCTGATCGGCACCAACGCGATCGGCGTGACAGACGTCAACTGGGTCGCGGTCGGATCTGCATCGGTGCTGGCGGGGATCGTGTCCTTGCTGACTTCGGTCGCAGGCCTTCCGGAAGTAGACGATACGAAAGTCTACGACCTCACAACTAAATAGCGAAAACAGCGGGGCGGTCATCCAGCATTTGATCACACACTTTTCAGACCTTTTATGCATTACTCCCAGCCGTCCCGCTTTTTTCTATGCGTACAACCGGCTCGGTTCAATCTCCGACCGCAGCAGGGCAAAGAGGGGCTCTTCGGAGCCCTTTTTTTGTGCCTGTAACGAGAGGAAGCAAAGAAAAAGACCGAGTGGTCGTGCTCGGTCTTGCGCGTCTTAAATCGGCGATTTTTCGTTAGTGCCCCGGACGCAGGTCATCGTGAAGCGGAGCTCTGAAAGTGATCAGTGCCTTGACGTTCTTCGCGGAGTCTGCCGTGACGTACGGCATGACGCTCAGGATCTCCGCGCCCTGATCCTGCAGATCCTGCAAATGAGCGTCGAGTGCGTTACCGCGGCCCCATGCTTCGCCGATCGCCGTCATCGAGACCAGGAAGATCGTCGCATGCACGCGTCCGTCGGTGGGGACGGAGACTGCGCCTGTTGCGCTTGTTGTTGCCTTCTTACCAAATGCCATAATATCGCCTCCAATCTGTGCAAATGTAACTTTTATGAAATTATACCATGAAAAGTGCTTGCAATGAAGTCCGGTAGGGCTTATACTGAGTACGTGGCAAGATTTCCTAAAATCATAAGAAAAGGAACTGGTAGAGAATTTCCAGTTCCCGCAAACAATTGAATATTAAGACTTTAGGTCATCTTACCACAGCGGAGTTACCATGACAAGTACGTGTGTAAAGGAGGCCTGAAGATGAAACGTACAAAAGCAACGCGCTATGTCGGCTTAGATGCACGATCAGCGGCTGAACTCGGCGAGCTTCTCACAGCGAAGTGTGAAGAGCTCCGGGAGTTCAAACCTGAGATCGTGTGGAACCTGGGCAACGGCAATAGCGCGTTTTTGGTTTACGACGAACTGTTTGAAGAACCGGAGAACGCGAAGGACAGATTCATCCTAAAAGGGGAGACCTACACGTGCGGCGAGTGCCCGTTCAAGTATCCGATCACAGACGGCAGAAGCCATCACAGATGGGCATGCGAGCGAGCGAAGAGCGGCACAGACGAAGACATCCCTGCGTGCAACTGGTTCTACGAGAAGCTCGATAAAGGGGAGGTTTTTGAATGACGCACAGAGAATGGCAGGCTGAAGTCGAGAAGCAGCTCGTCCTCCAGGGGATGAACAGGAAGCAACTCGCGAAGCAGATCGAGCGCGGCTACAGTTACGTGACCGGCGTGATCTGCGGGCAGATACGGAGCGCGAAGACGGTCGGACTGATCAGTGAAGCACTCGGCATCGAGCCCTACAGCGAGTAGGAGGTGCGGACATGATCCGCGCAAAACTGACGGCGGTCGTGCTCTCGGCAATCATGGCGCAGGCGGCGACATCCGCACCAGTGCCGGAGATCCCCGAGGACGTACCAGCCGAGCCGGTCATCGAAGAACCGGCAGAGCCCGAGATGGAATACGTCGGCGACTATCGCGTCACGGCTTATGCCTTCTATGAGGGCGATGGAGAAAACTATCAGACGGCGGGCGGTTATGAGCCGGTGCCGTACTACACATGCGCGACGACCGAAGAGTTCTACTTCGGCACGGTGCTCTACATCGAGGGCATCGGCGAGGTGCAGGTGCAGGATCGCGGAGGATTCGCTCCGGGGATCATCGACCTGCATATCGGCTGGGACCCGATGGAGTCCTTCGAGGATCGCACGAGAGCGGTCTATGTCGTGCACTACTGAAAGGAGACAGAGATGGAGAACAAACAGGACATTTTGGACTTTTTACTGCCGGCCCTTCAATGGACTCGAGCATGCGATGATCTCTGCACGCTGGAGTATGACGAAGAGACAGAGATCGTGACGGCGACGTTCGCGAACGGCTCGAGGAAAATCAACGTGGCAATGGACAGCGGGATCGCGATGATCCGCGACGTGCTGGCTCACATCGTTTAGGAGGTAGACATGGATACATTGATCAGATACAGCAACAAGATCATGCTCGCCCTGGGCGCTGTCATGTGCTTCGCTGGCGCCGGACTGTGCACGCCGTATGTCGAGGCGATCCTCAAGATCGCGGGGTTCGCGTTCACAGTGTGGGCGATCGTTGAGCCGAAGGTCGAGGAGGTGGAGGACTAATGGCTGCACCGAAAATCGAGAATCAGTGCGATCAGATCCTGCGATACATGCAGACGCATCCGAAGACAGGGATCTCACCGATCGAGGCGATGTACTTGATGCAGTGCATGAGACTGTCGGCCCGCATTTGGGATCTGAGGCACAAAGGCTTCGCGATCCGTTCGGAGGTCGTCGAGGGCAAGGGCTACTGCCGTTACTTCTTGGAAGAGGAGGCAGAGCAATGACTTATTGGGAGAAACAATGGGAAGGCGAACGTGATCAGGCGTGGGAGTATGATCCGGACGGCTTCGAAGTAGAAGGAGATGAAGATGATGATGAAGAAGTATGAGAAGTACAGAGTCACGGTGGAAGGCAAGGACGGCGAGAAGATGGTGCTGTTCATTCCGTGGAGCACGCTGGAGGACGAGGTGAGCCTGTTCCTGGAGAACTGCTGCACAGTGACGATCGATGGCGGAGTTATGGCAAAGGAGGAAGACTAATGGCAGAGCACAAGACGCATTGGAAGAAAATGACCAACACGAACTACTTCGGCTCGTGGGATCTCGAGGCTGGTAAGGACATGATCGTCCTGATCAAGGAAGTCCGCAAGGAGACGATACAGAACGCGCAGGGCCGCGAAGAGAAGCCGGTCGCGTATCTTGAGGGCGGACTGAAACCGCTGATCCTAAATTCGACCAACATGAAAGCGATCGCGAAGGCGCTGGGCTCGCCCTACATCGAGGACTGGGCAGGGCGCAAGATCCAGCTGTACATAGACCACGTCCCGGCGTTCGGGGAGGTCACCGAAGCCGTCCGCGTCCGTGACTTTGATCCGGAGGTCGCGAAATGAAACTGACACAGGAGAACTACTACACGCCGAGCCCGTACATGAGCGCGTCACAGTTCAAGGCGTTCCTGAACTGCGAGGCGTGCGCTCTGGCCGAGGCTGAAGGAGAGCACGTGCGGGAAGCATCGACGGCACTGGTGCAAGGCCAGTACGTGGATGCATACTTCACCGGCAACGTGGAAGAGTTCCGGGGCAAGCACCCGGAGCTTTTCAAGAAGGACGGCGAGCTGAAGGCGACCTACTCGGTCTGCGAGTCAGCGATCGAGCGCATCGAACGTGATCCTGTGGCGATGCAGTACCTCGACGGCAAGAAGCAGGTCATCGTCACAGGAGAGATCGAGGGCGTGCCGTGCAAAGGGAAGCTCGACGTGCTGGCGAGCAACCGCATCGTTGATCTGAAGTGCATGCGCGACTTCGAGCCGAGATACAAGGACGGCGAGCGGCTCGACTTCATCCGGGCGTGGGGCTATGACATCCAGGCGTACTTCTACACCGAACTCGTGAGACAGCAGTACGGCGTGAATCTGCCGTTCTACATCCTCGCAGTAACCAAGGAAGCATCGCCGGATCTGATGCTCGTCGAGATCCCGGACTGGTTGATCAACAGCGCGGGCGAAGTGGTGAGCCACTTCATCAAACGGTTCGATGCGATCAAGAAGCACGAGATCGAGCCGAAGCGGTGCGGTCGGTGCGCGTACTGCAAAGAAACTAAGAAGCTGACGGGGCCGATGCCCTACGACAAATACCTTGAGGAGGTAATGCTATGAGAACTATCGACAACTGGGAGAACATCACACCGAGCCGTGGCGAAGGTCGCAAAGAGATCCCCGGCGGGTACATCGTCCGGATCACTTACGTCGAGGACGTGAAGGACAAGGAATACCTGCGCGTTGAGTGGGACTACGCAGATGGCGAACTGGCTGGTGCTCATAAGGAGTGCTACGACAACTACGGCTTTTGGCCTGCTCCGATGTTCAGGTCCTACAAGCAGAAGGCGGCGGGCATGTTCAAGGCCTTCATCGAGGCGGTCGGTCAGAGCAACCAGGGCTTCGCGTGGGACTGGAACGAGAAGCAGCTCGTCGGCAAATGGATCGGCATCGTCACACGCGAGGAAGAGTACACCAGCAACAGCGGCGAGCTGAAGACCCGCATCGTCGTCGACCAGGTGCTTCCTGCGGCCGAAATCATGAATGGCAACTTCACCGTGCGCCCCACGAAGCGCAAGGAGGCCTCAAATCGCGCGAATGCGGTTGTCGATATGACCGCGCCGACCAATGAATCCTTGGATGAGGATACGCCGTTCTAATGGCCATTATCATCGAGGACACGCGTCAGAAGGATGGCAAGCACCAGCTGAAGCACATCGGCTTCGACAAACTCGGGGTCGATCTGCTTCGGTGCAAGCTCCCGTTCGGGGACTATGCGCTGCCGCCGGAGGTCTCGGTCGATACCAAAGAGAACCTCGAGGAGATCGCGGGCAACCTGTGCGGATCGCGAAAAGAGCGTGACCGGTTCATCCGGGAGTGCAAGGCGGCTGCCGCTGCAGGGTGTCGGCTAATCGTCATGGTCGAGACCCAGCACGAAGGCAGTCTGCTAGACCTCGGGGAGATCCGGATCGGCAACGGCATGACCGTGACCGGGATGCAACTGCACAGGGCTATGACGGCGGTCGGCGGTCGCTACGGTGTGCGGTTCGTGCTGGTCCGTCCTGAAGACGCTGCGGGAGAGATCGTGAAGTTATTGCAAGAAGGGAGGAAGCGATGAAGAACGGCTTCATAAAGCTGCATCGACAAATCCAAGACAACTGGCTGTGGAAGAGCGACGAACCGTTCGACAAAAGGAGTGCATGGATCGACCTGATCCTGATGGCAAACTGGGAGGAATCGACGCACTTGATCAACGGCCAACTCGTCAAACAGAGGCGCGGGGAGGTGCTGACTTCTATCGGCTATTTGGCGAAGAGATGGAAGTGGAGCATGAACAAGGTCAGGCGGTTCGTGGAACAGCTGACGGCAGAGGGTATGGTACGAGCCAACGGCACAACCTACGGCACATCCTTAACCATTGAAAAATACGCGTTCTTCCAAGGTGGGCGGCGAGCCAACGGCACAACGGTCGAAACATCAGACGAAACAACGGACGGAACACAACATAAGAAGAATAAAGAAGAACAAAAAGAAACGCGCGCGCGTGAGTCCGACCATGTGGTGGTCGACTCCGCGGCGCTCGATGAAGAAATCGCGAAGCTGTGGGGGGTGAGTTGATGGACAAAGTATTGCTGGAAGAGACGGCCGAGTCGCTTCAGAAGCCGATCGAGAAAGCGCGCAAGGCGGTCAAGAAGATCTGCGACGAGAAACACCTGGACATCAATGACCCGATGCAGTTCGGCAGCATCCTGTACGAGATCGACGCGAAGCACGACAAGCGCACATACAAATGCCGGTACTGCAAAGACAGCGGGATCGTCTCGTGGATAGATCCGGACGACGGCATGTGGTACGGGCGCCGGTGCGGTTACTGTCGCTACTGGGATGAAGAACGAGAAAGAGAAAGGAGACCATAATGGCACAGAAGATCAAGGTCATCATCAAGAGACCTGATGAAGAGTACGGACACGTCACAAACATCAGCGATACGCTGCTGAACATGCAGCGCACGGTCGGCGGGTACATCGAGACACTGACCATGCCGGGATACACACTGATCGTCAATGAAGAAGGCATCCTGCTCGACCTGCCGTTCAACTGCAAGGTGGCGGGGTTCAACCTATTCGGCACGATCATCGTGGCTGGCACCCAGGGCGACGAGTTCGCAGACGTGGACATCAGCTTCGAGGAATGGAAAGCAATTATCGACGAGAGCAACTAAGAAAAGGAGACGCGGAGAGATGAACGGAAACGTGAACCTGTATGACACATACAAAGCAAACAAGGACGGCAAGCGGTACAGAGTGACCGAAGTCGGGAACGAGACGGTGAAGCTGGTCAAGCTGAACGAGAACGGCACGAGAAAGCACGCGGGCGGTCGTCCGAGGATCATGACCGTCGCGGATCTGTTCCGTGACTTCACCAAGGTCAATCTGCCACCTGTCACAGTATCGAAAATCGCGCCACAGAAGCCGAAACAGGAGGAGGTCGAAGAAGTGGGCACACCGAGCGAGAACGCAGCGGAGAAACAAAAACAG